CTTGGTAGTGGTATCACCCCTAGCCTTTCGCTAGGGCACACCTTTGAGCAAGGTGTGGGTCCAGGTTGCTACACAATCAACCCTCTTCTTTTGTATCGGGGAGATCTGGTAAACCAGACTCTTTAGATACTCCGGAAAAGAGGTTAATCCTCTCGATAATCGCTTTTCCAAGGGTTGCAGCCGCTTGAGAGATGAAAGAATTATTTCTTTCGAAATAAACTCTATCATCTAAGGGTAATGATATTGTTCGTAAGAACAATGGCCATTCTCCCTTGCCTACAGTATCGATCCTGTAAGCCTCCCTTTGAATTCCAATGTATAACTCTGATATATACCCATGGGCATATATTATTGGTATACAGTGTACATTCAAAGATAGGGACCACAATGTATCATAGTCCTCTCTAGATGTTATTTTAGTAACTAAACGTTCCGCTAGTAAACCTAGTGGAAGGTGTTTGTCACTAAGATAGTGTCTTTGAGAGGTCTCGAAAGCCTCAACTGCCAATGAAGTGAAAACCCCATGTGCGTCATAGACGGACATGAAGTCTTCTTTTATTGGAAATCGGGGAGAACGGAACTTATACCAAATAAGGCTAAATACCCTATTTGCTGTAAGTTGGTTCCTAATCATTCTCATGATTAGTTCCGAGATATATGAGGAGTCATTCAAAGTTTTCATTATAGATTTCCTTACAAGGGATTTCTGTTTTGAATACTTTAAATGGTACTCCTTATGCAACTGTGATACAGCTTGGGATATCCCGTTAAGGGTCCTCCAGCCCCTTTCCTCTAGTTCTATTAAGAGGTTAACCATACGATAATATCGTGTGATTGAACTCCTAATCGAACTAACAGGAAATGGAGTTATTTCTTCTCCCTTGTATAACAAACGTTTCGCAAACTCGCAGAGAGTTTGTGATTCATGAGTTTTCAAGGGGGAATAATCAACTCCGAGGGCAGAGATATGTTTCTTGTATTGTCTTGCTAACAGATGATCTCCGATAAGGATATCATCCCCTAACATGACATACTTGGCCTCCTTAAAAGAAATTTTAAGTTCTCTACAACACCGGTACATCACAAAGTGATGTGCTAACGTTGTAGATGGCCAACTAGAGTACATCCCCATTGGAGTACCTACAGTGTAGGTAATCCACTGGGGCTTATCTTTACCTTGGTAGTAAAATGGTTTTGACACCATTATATTTTCCCAGGCATCGACGTACTCATGAGGAAACCTCTCTCTTAGAAGAAGTGAAATGAATTGGATGGGAAATCTATCAGTAAAGGCCGTAAGGTCAATGCTATAGAAATCTTTCCAATCCTTTACCTTTTCTATGAAGGAAGACTGGTTAAAGGTACAGTCTTGTGGAATCTTGCTTAAAACTTTGTTAAGGTAGATATGTAAAGGTCGTAGCGCTGTTTGACTGAAATAGTCTCCCATCGCTACCACCCTTACTTTATCTTCCTTATCAGGGAAATAAACAATCTTCCGTAGAATAGTACCTTTATGTGGAAAGATAGTCTTAAGATATTCTTCATTAAATGAAAGGATATCAAGATGTTCGGAGAGTTTCTTCCCTCCTAATCTTCTGAGATATATCTTATCATCATCTGTTAGGTTGTAAAAATCACTCATTGAATTATAGAGGGCGTGCCCTTTTGAGGGACCGCTCTTTGTAGTCCAATGGTAATTCTTAAACCTAACACAACCAGTATTTGACCCAAGGTGGAAATATCCTAAATCATTCCAGAAATCCTTCATGAAACTACAGTTTAAACCTTCGCCCTTTGCAGGGTTGGTTATAGTTGTAAGATCAGGAAGGGTTCCTAGACTAAGAGCCCTTGTTGAGTAAAGTAACGTAAGAATCAGCCGGATATCTCCGGGTAACCCTTGCCGAACTTTACTTATAAGGGGTCCTAGTGATTTAGGTATTCCATCTTTCGTCAAAGCAATTCCGTCAGTCCTCTTGGAAGGATACTCTTTAGAAAGAAAGAGTAATAAAGAAGTTCTCAATTTCTTTATGTAGTCAAAAAGGGAATTATCACCCCTATGGCTAACCTTCTCAAGTTTCTTGATTAGAGGAATAAATTGTGCAACATCGCAGGAATGTCTAATAACAAAGTTATTAGGTATCCAACGAATGATTAAGAGCGCTAACCTGAATAAACGTAAAAATTTATTTAGATTAGTTTTCTTTTTCATTCGGTGTTTGTTGTAAGATTTTGGTTGTGGACCCGGATCGAGAACCGGATAGCTACGAAAGTAGCCTGTTTTCCTGGCAAC